GGTCCCTAGTAAGGGTCGCAAGTTAGAGGGTGGTCCCGCGCCTGAGAAGTGTTATCAGTGTTCTGTTTGCAAGTACGAGATGGAGTGGCATAAAGTTCCTTTTTGTCCCTATTGTACGGAAAGCATTATGAAAGAGCTGGTGAAGCTGGCCCCAAAGCAAGAGTCCACGAAACCGCTTCCTCCTACCCCTAAGAAGGGTAAGGGAGCGGAAAAGAAGGCTCAAACTCCTCTTGAAGCGTTGATTCCGAGTTCCCCCAAGGTAGACTTTGGACGCATTCACGGTGCTCTTGGCTCTGTCCTGAATAAGGATGGTGTCGAGATATCGCAGTGTGTCTCTTGTTGGCTTGGCATTCTCATGAATAAACATGCTATTGAGGAGGGTGGAAAGTCTTTCAAATTTGGTGACAAGGTTCATGACATCACGTCGATTGCTTACGAAAAGGTTAGTGGAAACGCTGATTTTGTTGTTTGTAAGTCGTACGATGGTGCACCCAAACATCTCTCCAAGAAACACTTTCAGGTTCCCGAACAGGACCAAAGTGTGACCCTGGTTTGTGCTGGCCGCAAACATGCTGATGGAAAGGTGCTTTGCTCTGCGGAGCAGGGTGCTTTTGGTACTCAGCTGCGAGCCTCATGTTCTTCAGAGGATGGAGATTGTGGTGGGCCCTATGTCAATACCAATGGATGTGTTGTGGGCATCCACTTTTCGGAGGGAGATAAGAAGAAGTCGAACTTGGGCATACCTGTGACCGAGTCCTTCTTGGCGCTCGTACCAAAAAACTAGTCGAGCACATCGGGGCGCGGTATTTCGCGCCGCCGGTGTGCAAGCCGTCGAGAGTGATTGTTCCTCTCGAGGTTTTAGGTTACGTGCCCTATCGCCCCATCGGGAAGAGTCATTTCAAACCAATGCCTTTGCTTGGTGGTGACTGTGATAACGATTCTTATTTGCCGAGTGCAATGACTGAGAAAGCTCTGTCAAAAAGTGTACAAAAAGCTCTAGACCCGTTGAAGTCTTATCCTGCTGAGAAATACGACAAGATGTTTGTGTATCTCCGTAGTCGATTGTCTTCTATGTGGTGGGGCGATAATGTAACACCCTATGACGAAGCCGTAGCGTTGTTGAACTTTGAGAAATCGGCTGGGTATCCTTACTATTACGACTGTGCTGATAAGGCTGAGGCCCTTCAGAAGCATGGTGATGTTATCCAGTGTCAGGTGAATTCGGTCGTTAGCGGAGAAGAGCACTGGATGCCCTTCTCTTTGACCTTGAAGGATGAGTTGCGTACTCGAGAGCGTGTCGAAGAAGAGAAGACTCGAGGGTTTTCTGCCTCCGGCATTGTTCATTTACTCGCTTCGAAAATGATGTTTAGTAAGCAGAACGATAAGCTTGTCGCGAATTTTGGAAAACACCCAGTGACTCTTGGTGTCTCGGTTCCCGGCCCTCAGTTCGTTAGCTGTGTTCTTTCTTTGGGAACGAAGAAGAACTGCTACGATGCTGATGGTGACGGATGTGATCAGAGATTTAATCTAGGGGTTGCTCGAGTTATCCGAGAATTGCGAAAGGCTTTTCTGGCGAAAGACTATCATGCATGTGTGGATTTGCTCTATGACGCTGTTTATGCAGGAGATGTGATTGCGTGCGGTGTAATACACCGATTGTTGCATAATAAATCTGGCTGGGAAAACACGTCACATGACAATTCGCTTTACATGTGGGGCGTACTATTTGATGCTATTGAGACGCTAACTGATCAAGACTTTGAAGATGTTTGTGAGTTGCTTGTTAATGGTGATGATTTGGCTATGTCGATTGATTCCGAGAGCGTGTCGATCAAAGATGTTGCGGAATATCTGGCAGTGTTCGGAGTCCGTATTTCCTTTGACGTGGTAGCTCCCCGTTTTAGTCATGACATTACCTTTCTTAGCCATAACATAAAATTCCGCTTTGTACCTGGGTTTGGCGACATAACTGTTGCTGCTGGAAACTTGGAGAAATTGCGGAGCTCACTTCATTGGGTAAGAGTCTCGAAAAGTCTCACCTTTGAGGAAAGTTGCTTAGCTCATTTGCTTGGTATTCGTATCTGCTTGTGGCCATGGCACATTGACTTTTTGGAAGTTGAAGAAGCTATTGACAATCTCTTGTCGGTGGTGTATTTGACGGAAAATATGTCTTTGTTGTTACGTGGCCGCCTGTCTGAGGTGGAAATCCTCAACTTGCACTTGCGACTAGAAACTGGGGTTACTTTTTTACCCAGCGTCGCTCACATTGATTATATTGAGGTTGAACAGGTAACAAGCTGCCTCATAAAAGATTTGTGTGAGAAAAAGTTACAATGCAAAAACAGCAAACGAAACCTTCGAAGGCTCAGCGCGCTGCGCAGAGCCAGCGAGACAAAGCTATAGCTAAACAACAGGGCAGATTGCCTCCTGTGAAGACCATCCAGAAGGCACCTGTCCAGGGACGCCAGCGTGGCGCCCGAAGTGTTGCTTTCAACAATCAAAT